TTATAGTCAAATACAACCTTTACGCGCTTAAATGGCAGCCGCCAATCCTGACCATTGCGAACAGGCTGATACGTACCAAATTCAGTGCTGCCGGTTGGTGTGCGGGTGCCGCTGAAGATCGCCTGTAATCCCTGGTTGGCATATTCGGCAACGATAATATCGCTGGGCGACCGTGGTGCTAGCGTCCCACCAATCCTGGTGCTTGAGTTCAGCCGTTGCAATACTTCGCCACTGCGGTAAAAAATGCACAATTTAGGTTCTTGGTAGTTCTTAAGCAACGTGTCGCCAATGGCTAAACCTTCAAAATCAGGCTTTGCCATAACCATGGCATTAAGTGCAAACAGCGCCACCAGCTCCTGGCCATCACCTTGGCTTAACAACTGGCTCCATAGGAGCTTGGTCTCGGCGCGTACACCGCCATACCATTTGCCGCCGATCTGTTCACGCTTGGCAAACACCAATGGCGCTACCTCGCCCAGCCTTGCAACGTTTTGAACTGAGGTAAAGCCATCTACGTTGGCAAATTTACGGTTATTGCTTATGTTCTCGCCTTCGAGATTCTGCGGTGTTCCGGCTGGGTCGTCTTGCCTTGGAATCTTAGGTTTAGGCGCCATGGCGGATGCAGCGTAACTAAGTCCTGCACCCACGATGGTCATGGCTAGCGGCACCAGCGGTATGCACACCACCTCTGGCACTACGTCATAGGCTGCGCTGCGCTCAGGCCTAATATTTGCTACTTCGCTTGCGTACCAGGCATATTCTTCTGGGCTCATGCCCAGCGCATCCATCAGTTGCTTTTCCCAGGGCAGTACAGCGCCACGGTATTGACGGCTGGGGACCATGCTACGCGGAGTGTTTGGGCGTTGCAATGGATCCATCCTGAATCGTAAAAAGCGGCTAACCCGTAGCTGGTTCCAACCTGGCTAAGAGCAATAGTACCTGGCGACGCGTACATCACCGGGCTTCCCCATAAGTTTAGCTGCTCCTTAAAAACTTCACTATCGCCACGCCTTAGCCGCCGATACCAGTCACGGGTTGGCACTGGTGCGTTGATGCCTTGGAACTGCAGCACCGCACGGCATAGGTTTACGCAGTCGGTCGCACCATGCAGAAATGGATCGGCGCCAAGTTTGTACGGCAGGCCGATTAGATCAGCCGGACCTAATAGCACCGGTTGACGGCAGCGCCCCAACCTGCTTGGCGGTGAAGCGTAGGTTTGGTACGCGGGATTCAATTGCATCAAGCGGGCTGCTGAGTTCAAGCTGAGTTCCTTGCGTGTTGTAGCTCATGCCAGTGCAGAGCCAGATCTCTTGGCCTCGCGGTGGCGTGATCGGTGTATAGGTATCGGTGAGTTGATAGGTGCGTACCTCAGCAACCCAGCTATTGTTTACGGCATCACGGGTCCAGGCCAGCGTTAGCTGGTTGGTGGGTAGCGTTAGCTGACTAGATATATTGTCGCCATTCTTGGTTTTGGTTGCGCCTTGGTAGACAAAGGGCAGAAGATTCCAGCTAATGCCATCAAAGCTAACGGCATTGTCGTTGAAGAAATTTTGCCAGTAACTCCTGCCGCCATCATGCTTGGTGAACGTCAGGAAATTACCGATTACAACAACTGACATTAGATTCCCACCTGCCTGCGGAATGCAGGCGATGTCCGCATCTTAGTGGCCACCTGTTGCGCTCCAGCCTTGGCTCCGGCTGCAGTGGCGCGTTTCTCGGTTGCAGCCATAGCAGCCATGAGTTGATCCTTGCTAACCCAGTCTTGGCCCAAGAATTGCGTGGTTTCAAAATTCATCGCCCAGGAGGCTGGTGAGCCATCGCCTGCTGCACCGGTGCCACCATTTGCTGCGCCTGCGCTGCTGTTCTGGCGTTGGTAGCGGGACATTGCATCATTCGGGATGATAGTGCCGCTAGCGCCTGGCACAAACAGCTCGGGGCCTTTCTCGCCAACCACATAAGGCGTACCACCTGCTACGGGACCGCCGACGGCTTTGCCGACCAGTGGCACGCCGCCTATATTAACGCCGCTAAGCAAGCTGCGGATACCAAAACTAATCAGCATTTTGCCGATGTCCTTCAGCACACCAGCCAGCACATCCTGCAAGCTTTGCGCCCCAGTCACGGCAGCCTCAATACCGTTTACAAGGCCAGATTCAATTGCACCGCCAATGCCTTGGATAAGCCCTTTCATGCGCTCCTTGGCTGCGTTTAGCCTTTCTTGTTCATCAGTTAATGCCTTGGCTTTTATTGCTTCTTGATTCATGCCGTCTAAGATTTGTGGTTGCTTTTGAATTTGAGCGTCTAGTAGCGCTATTTGCTTTTGCCTTTCCCCTACTTCCGCTGCCGTTAAATCTTTCTCCGCAAGTAAATTTACGATTAAATCTCTTTGGCCTTGCAATTTTAAGGTATTCTGATCTACTATTTGTTGATTTTGTGCAAACTGAGCCGCTAATGCAGGATTAGTGCCGTTAATAATTAGGTCTAATGTATTCTTGCTAACTTCATTTTTTAATTTGGCATTTAACAAATCAGCTTCTGATGCTTTAAGAACATCTACAGTGCTAATTGCTAGCTCTTTGGTTCTGTTTTGTTGCTGATCCAGCAAGTTCTTTATGGTTTGATTTGTTTCTGCTCGCTTAAGGTCTTGCGTAGCAGTATCAAGCTTGGCAGTTGATGGCGCAGCAAATGGCCTAATGGCGTTGGCGGCGTCCACTTGCATTGCGCGTGGCCCTGCCGGTGCTTGTACTGCAGTAGCGGCTGGGCCAGCCTTGGCGGCAGTTGGAATTTTGGCGACTGAATTGGCTAGCAAATGCAATATGCGCATTGCGCCTTGTGGCGTTGAAATTTCTGCTGCATAGCCACCAGCTCCTGTATACCCTAAATTTTTAGTAAGCGCAGCACCGCCCTTTAATGATATTGGTGTACCAGATGGTGTACCAAAATCCATACCAGCATGAAAACTACGTCCAAACAAACTGCGTGGACCGTAGCCACTGGTTACTCCATAGCTGCTAGGGGCTCTACCATTAAGAGCAAAATACTTATCTGCATCTGCTTTTGTAATTGGTCGCCCATCTGCCCATCGAATGTCAAGATGTGGGCCAGTGCTATCGCCTGTGCTGCCAGTTCTTCCAATTATGCCCTTTGTAATCGCTGGGCCAATTGGGCTTGGCTGTGTCGGCATAGTTGGCTTTGTGGCTTCAAGTATTTTTGCAGCGTCTTGAGCGCCTTTGACCATTAACTCACCAATGGTTCTGCCTGCTTTTGTCAAGATGCCTTCAGTTTGGCGTGCATAATTCTTTTGCATTTCACCGATGCCACGTTCTGTCTCGCGTTTGAAGTCAGTCAAAGCACGTTCAAGTTGAATCTTGCGTTGAGTGCTATCAAATTCAATCTGCCTTCTGCTCAAAGCGGCATCATTTAACGTTTTAGCGCTATCACGAGCAACCGTCAAAGCTTGAATGTCTGCAGTGCTTTTGCCTGCAACCATAGCTTGTGCTATGCCAATTGTTGCGCTTGTATATTGAGCGGTGCCGGTAAGCTTTAACCTGCTTTGCTGCAAATCAAATTCAGCCTTTACGCGCTGATCTTGGAGACTGCGCTCCATATCCATGATGCGCCTTATTGTTGACTCACGAAAGTCAGCAATTTGTTGCTCATATTGAATGCGGTTATCTGCTAATTGTTTTTCTGTATCTTTATTGATTTTGGCGATTTTTTGATCAGTTGCTAATTTTATATTTGCAGCTTCTGATGCTGCATTTTTTCTTGCAATTTCTTCAGCAGATTTAAGTAATCCAGCACGATCTACTGCTGGCGCTGATGCTTTTGGCGCTTGGCCTAATGCAGCTAACGCACCAAAGCCGCCGCCCATCATGCCACCTATGACAACTCTCAACCCTGGATTTTTATCTATATAATCTTGTATGCTTTTTAGACTATTTTTAACACCAGTGGCCCATGATTCCAATGGGCCAAGTGGTATTTTTTGCTTTCCCCAATACTGAAATTGATTGCTAACTTGATGCACCAAGAGCAATAAACCATCTATAGATTTTTTAATTTCGTTTACAGCTTTTATTACTAATGGCGCAACTGCAGTGCCAACAACAGTTTTTAGCGATTCAAATGAACCTTGCAACTGTGAAGTAGCCCGGTCAAGATCAGTGCCGCCTTTAGTAGCGCCTTCATAAAACGATGCGCCCTTTTTTGTTAGCTCATCAATTGCTTTGATAACAATTGGATAAGTTACCTTACCTTGTTCTGCTAACCGCAACACTTCTGCAGTGCTGACATTCATTACCTTTGATAACGCTTCAAAAATAGGAATGCCAGCCATGGCAAACTGTTTCAAGTCAACTGTATATGCCTTGCCGATGCTACTAATTTGGCCAAGATTTACAGCGAACCGCTGTAGCTTTTCATTGTCGCCAAGCGCCAAATCTCCCAGTAACTTGGTTGCGGTGCCAGCATCTTTTGCCTTTAACCCATATGCCGCAAGCGTTTTGGTGGACTCAAGCAATCCAGGCAGACCCAGTGATGTGGCGTCAGCCGTTACCTTGAGTTGTGCAATAATTGCATTGGTTGCATTTACATCCTTGGTAAATAGTGTTAGCTGTTGACGATTGCGGTCTACCTCATTTGAAAACTTAAGCGATGCGCCAGCCATGGCAACCAAGCCAGCAGTAAGCGCTATGGCGCCACCGCCTGCCACCATTAATGCAGGTGATACACCCTTGGCGGCGCCTTGAAGGCTGGCCAGTGATGACTCAATCTGTTTAATTTCAGCCTTTATCGCTTCGCCACCAATGCCGCCACGGCCAGCAAGTTGTAGCTTTTTGCTTGCTAACGCGGTTTGCAATGCAACGATTTCAGCAGTTGCAGCCTTGCTTGCGGCGCCTGCTTCATTTATTTTGCGTACAAATCCATTGATACCATTGGCTGCAACGCCAAGGCCCCCTGGCAATGTATTTAATGCTTGGTTTAAGGCATCAACTTTAATATCTTCGACCGCACGGGCCGCAGTTTGTGTCTGCCGTTGAAATTGCCTAAGTTGCTCTGTCGCCTTACTGGCGTCAACGTTAATGGCAACATTAGCAACAACAGACACAGCGCAGCCCCTCTGTGGTTACAGTCTACCGCCTGCGCTTCATTGCTGATTCTTGCTCATCATTTTGCAAGTCAAAATATGCCGACCACAGCAAAAGCTCGGCCAGCGTCATGCGTTCCATCAGTTCGGTCAGGGTGTAGCCAAGCTCTTTAGCTACACCCATTTGGAGCCGCAGCAAGTTGTCTTGCTTTAGCTCCGCCTTTATTTTTTTGTGTCCACCTCATCGCTGCTGTCTTCGCTGATAGCAGCAAGCATCAGCGTTTGCAAATCAGCATCGCGTACTTCATTCTTTAGCTCTGCAATTTCACCGGCGGCAAATATGCGTTGGCCGTTTTCGTCCATTGCTTTTTGGATGAGCAACTGCAATGCAAATGCATTGGCGTCATCGGTACTAGATGCTTTTTGTGCCCGTTCACGTTCAGCCATGGTTAGTGGCGTGCGGTAGAACTCAAACTGGCTGCCGTCGCTTAGCTGCACCGTTTTTTTAACGGGTGTAAGGTTGGCGGCTTTTTTCAGGCGATCAAGTGCGCGGATTTGAGCAGCGGCCATCGTATTTGGTGAATGGTGTGTATAAAGCCCCAGCAGTGCCGGGGCCATTGACTAGCTATCAGGCGCTAGTAGAGAAATCAAACGTAGGTGCACCGGTGGGACGGAATGAAATTTCCACCATCTGAGCATCATCTGGGTTGATGTTGATGCTGGCGGTAAGCAGTACAGCATCCATGGCGATGCTGCGGCTTAGGGCTTCGGTGCCTGCCTTATCGGTGTAGAGCTTGAATGCGCAACCGACTTGCTGGCGTTGCAGCACATCTTCAACCATGCGGTTAGAAAGCGCACTGTCTTCATTGGTAACGTAAACAGTTGCGGTGCCGGTGCCATCAGCAAACCCAGGAATATAAGCCTTGAAAGGCGCATACTGGGCGGCTGTTTGGCCGATGGTGGTTACGTCGATTTCGGCGCGGCTGATTTCAAAGCCCCAGCGCTGTACCTGGCCGACCGCTGCGTAATCGGCGTAAGCAACCTGAAACTCATTAGGAGTGGCCAGAGTGCCGTCGTCGGTTAGCGTCAGTTGATTACCGCCTGCAGTGGTCGAGAACGTCAGCACACCAGTGGCTGCGACGTAACCAATCACGTAATAGGTGGTGGCGCTTGAAAGCGGAGCAGGCAGTGTGCCGGAGCCACTACCACCGGTTTGGCCATTAACCAATGAAAATTTGATTGGATCGCCTACCTTAAAATTTAGGTAAGACCGCACCACGATCTGACTGGTGCCAGCGCCGGTGGTTACGTTTGCCTCAAGAAACGTGCCGTTAGTGCCAGCGGGTTTGTAGTAAAGGGCGCCGGACGTGCCGGACAGAACAGTGACGGCCATGGATTTAGTAGAAGGTGATGGCTGAGTTTAGTCTAGGTACGCTTCAAAGGTGATTGTTAGCTGCGTCTGGAAATAAGGCTCAGGTGACGCAGGGGTTACCTGTGCCGGACCGGACGCCGCATCAAATATAACACCAGATACTGTTACGCGATCAAACAAATCCTTGATGCGTTCTGCAATAGTGAAATTTGCAGCCGGGCCAACGCCAATCGGCGTGTAGATATTGACTACTAGCGTGCCATTTTGGCGGTTAAAGCCGATATTGCCCGTAGGTAGCAGCGTTGCGTAGGCATTGTCACCAAAGCGAATAAACACCTGTAGCCATGGCGTGTTATTTGGTGGCGTAAACGGCACATTCTGGTAACTGACCGGATAGGCCGGTGCAATTGCCATTTGCGTTGCGATGCGGCCTTCAATAGCGGCGCGTACTTCGTTTAGTGTGCTGCTCATGATTCCCGCCCGATCTTGGCAGCCTGTGCCTTGGCATAGCTTTGTGCATCCTTAGCGATTGCTTGGACCCAGCCGGTTAATGCTTGCCTGCTGTGGCCATTAGCTAGTGGCGTTGCATATGGCAGATTATTGTGGACGCTATAGACGTTGCCTAGCTTTTCCCAGCTATAGCCAATCCGCGTCAACGGTGGCGCTGATGGGTAACTGCCATCCGGCGCAATGCCACCGGTTGCTGAATTTTCGCCCACCTGCCAGCTAGCACGAAAGCGGCCAGTATCGACCGGGCTTTCCATCTTAAGTCTTGCATCTACATCAAGCACCACTACGCGCAGCAGTTTCTCCATCTGCTGGTTCACATATTCGCCCATATCGCCTAGCTGGATGGTGCCTGCCATTAGTCCCTAAGTATCAATTCATAGGTTATCGCTATGTTGTCTTGCTCAATGGTGCGCACTTCAATCACCTGCAATGACCGGCTGCTGATGATTACGCGGTCGGCTGTCGTTGGTGCATTGGCCAAGTCTGCGGCTGCAACCATCAAGCGCTTGTCGCCCGCTTGGATTAGATCGTTTACTTCGCGTCTGGTCACGTCTTCAAGCACACCACGCACACTGGTATCAGCCGTGGTTTCTGCAGCAGTGCCAGTGGCTGGATCGTAAGAGCCAAGGGTGATACGCCGAATGGTAGCCGTGCCGCCGAACTTAGCCATCAACTTACTGGCGGCCTTTCGTAGCGCGGTTGATAGTGCCATCAGAGCTTATATGCAACGCAGTGGCCAGCCGACAGGTTAATGCTGGTGAAAACACCATAAATCGTTACTCCAGCGGTAGGAGTATGGCCAACCAATGATGCCCCGTCATAGTTGGTGCTAATGATTTCAGTGATTGCTGCGCTGTTCAAAAAAGTAATCGCACACCAGCGGCCAGTCACTGTTGTTGCGGCGTCAACAAAAGTTGCGCCTTTGGAATAATCAATGCCTAATACGTTGGAATCACCCATGGCTAAATCTTGTAAGCGGCGATCTTGCCGGAGGCTAGTGTCACGCTAGTGAATACCGCCTCAACGCATTGGCCAGCCTTAAGCGGCACGCTGGTGAACGTGTTGCCGGTTTGGTTTTGGATTACCGCGCTAGCAATCACCGAATCCTCAAATGCGACCAATTCGCAAAAGCGGCCAGTATGTGCTGCGGTGTCGCTGATATATTCAAAGCCTATGGCATATTCAGACATGTCAGCTCCGGCGGATAGCAAAGTTACCTGGCCCACTTATTCTAAGGCCAGTCATATACCGTTCAACCAACGGTGGAATCTTGTCGGCACCCATGCCTTGGGATGGTGTTACGTCTAGGCTGCCGACCTTAACGTTCTTAAAGTCTTCAAGGCCAGTCAGGCCAAGGCCATCGACGTTGTTATTCAGGTAAACCGCAAGCATCACCTGCGCTTTTTTGATCTGGTCAGGGATTTCGGTGTCGGTGTAGTAGTCGGTCGTGATGCGAAACGGAAACCCAACGGCGTAGGTGTTGATGTATGTGTCTGGCTTGCGCACGCCAGTGCGCGGCCATTGCAGTGCTTGCGTGTCAGTTGATCTAGCGCCAATGAACCGTTCACGGTCTAGACGTTGCGTGGCGGTGTATAGGGCGCGGTTTTTGGCGTCAGTGGTAGCAGCCGCCCATGCGGTTACGTCTGCATCCTGCACCATGCCGTCAACTATCGCTTGTGCGTCCGCCAGTGTTTGGTATGAGTTGGCGTTTGCCCCGCCTACTGTCGCGTCGATTGTTATTGCCATCAGTTGGCTCCGTTGGTTCTAGTTTAGGCACGCAAAAAGAGGCCGCCGCCGTAGCAGCAGCCTCACGTTCACGTAATCGCCTGAAAGCGAATAAACCCATCAGGCAGCGGCAGATGCAGTAGAGCCTAGGCCATACAGCGTGATTGCCTCAGAGCCAGCAGTTACGTTTGACACGTAGCCGATGAACTCCTTGGAAGCATTCTGGGCCACAGTGGCAACACCAGAAACAGTAACGGTAGTACCACCGGCGATGGTGATGGTAAAGGCGCCAGCCGATGCGTTGATAACAACGATACGGAAGCAGGTGCCAACTGCACAATCACCACCGATTGCAGCCACAATATCAGCCGCCGCAGCGGTGGTATAGGTAGCAGCAGCGGTAGGAACGCCACGGATGATGGCGTTGTATGACTGGGCGGTGGTCAGGGTGGCAGTAGCGGTAGGTGCTGCCAGCGTGCATGACCCAGGCAGCAAGCCGCCGGGGATGTCACCAAGCTCAAAAATGGAAGCCATGGTTAACTGCCTCAGTCGTAGTTGGATTGAATGGTGGCGCGTACGATACCAATGTTCTTGGTTTCATACACCTTAGACCAGTTACCAACAGTAGCCAGTTGTGCACCGGTTGGGTTGGTAGTGGTCACGGCCCACTTAGCGCCTACAGGGTGGAAGCAGTTGTGCCAATCAACGGCCATGGCATCGGACTTAGCCAGGATGTCCCGGTCGGTCTCGGTGCGCAATGCTTGCTGTTCACCGGTGGCGACAGCGCCTTGGGTGAAGAAATAGCAAGCGTAGTTACCGCCAGAGTTGGTGATGTCGTCTGAGACGATCACTCGCAGACCCATATATGTGGGAACTGCATTGTCGCCGCCATAGGCGGAAACCATTGAACCACCAGAGAAGGTAGTTGCAGTGCCACGGGCGTCGGCAGTTGACACATAATCAATGGCCTTACGTTCTACTAGGTCGTAGTAGCACGCGCTGTGCATAGCAACAGCAGCCAACTTGTCGCCTTGATCACCCAGCTTGGCGCGGGCTTGGGCAACTTGCTTGGGACCAAGGGCGGTCATGCCGCTGGTGTCAAAGCGGAGATCTGCAAAGGCAGGCGAGTCGGAGCCGGTCAGGGCGCCAAATACACCTTCAAGGGTCTTGTAAAGATCCTTTTGTTGTTGGTTAGCGATGTACTCGCCAACCTTTTGGCCAATGGCGGCCATAGGGTCAGAACCAGAAGCCAAAGCCGCTAGGTCACGTGCTTCCCAAGCGCGGCCACGGTGCAGGATTACACCGATTTGCTTGTCAGCAGTGATCTTGCCAGGGGTGAGGCTTGTGGAGTCGGTAAGGACTTCAGCATCACCGGTGAGGTTTGCTTTCCAAAAAGGAATGCTGATTAGGTCACCACCTTCAGTGCCATTCAACTCCGCCATGGGTTGAGCTACGCCACTTTGCAGAAACTGGTTCCGCACGGTGGTTTGCTCGATCACATACGGGGTGAATATCTGAGGAATGATGACATCGGAGCGAAGAGTCGCCACGGTGTTTCTCCAAAGAAAAAGTGTTTACAGATAGCAGCAGGCGCAACCCGCCTACCGGCGCTGCCGGATGTAATTAGGCTAGCGCCTTCAATTGGTCGTACAAGTCACGGTTTGTTTTATATAGCCGTGATTGCTCGGTCAGGTTGAATGACTCACGGGCGAATGGGTTTATGGTGCCTGCAGGTATCTCGCCTGCATTGCGACCTGATGGTGCGCCACTGCCTTGGGGTTTGGGTGCCTTTTGCATCCATGCTGGCAGCGTCTTTGCCCATTCAGCCACTGGTGTGCGCTGATAGCCATTGACCACCACTACGGTGCCATCAGCTTCGCGTTCAATCTGGTCAGGTGACAGTTTGGATTTGAGCACTAGGTCTGGGTCGTGAACAATCTCAGCCAATGCCGTGACAGCAGGGCTTATTAACTCTAGTTCTTTAACTCGGGTTTCAAGTTCGCTAATGCGCTGGTCCTTTTGCGTCGTCGCCTCACGGTATTGCTGCTCCAAAGCCTGCCTGGCTTCGGTGTAGTTGCCTTGCTGCTCCAGTTGAGACTGCTCGGCCTTGCGCTTAAATTCAAGCAATTCGTCAACGTTCACCCCATCTGGCAGTTGCGGTGATTTCTTGGCCGCCCGCAATTCGGCAATCAGTTCTTGATTCTTGCGCTCTAATGCTTCGACACTGCGTTGCAGTTGCTCAGTCACCGCAGGCTCCTGAGTTTGATTTTCTTCAGACATGAATTAGCCGCAGGCTAAAGTGCATTACCATTTTACCTTATCTTGGCGGCGATGTTGGCGTAAAGGCCGGGCTTCTTAGCCATTACTTCATGCCCTTCTTAGGCTTCTTGGTCTTACCAGCTTCGCTAAGTGCAATTGCGATGGCTTGCTTGCGACTTTTAACCTTTGGACCTTTGCCGGGGCCTGGCTTACCGGTATTTAATGTGCCGCGCTTGTATTCGCCCATGATCTTGGCGATCTTGTCCTTAGGCTTTGCCATAGCGACTACGCAACTCATCCAAGGTTAGCTCTGACCCATCATCACGGACTAGCTTTGCGATGGCATCACGGGCGCCATGCTGGTCGGCAAGCTTATTAAAGTAATCAGCCTTTGCCTTGCCTAATACCTCATCTTGCACCGCACGCGGCTGGCCTTGCAACCATTGGCCGTAGCTGGTGTTTGCAGGCACTGGCCCATCCATGCTGGCGCGTTTGCCTTTGGTAATTGATGGCGGTGCATCAAAGCCAAGCTCCTGATAGTTGATGACTGGCACTGTGGTTGAACGGCAGCCAAAATGCTGCGGTGGCTTAGGACCTTTGCCATATTCAAACTCACGACCGTCAAGCGCACGGCATATGGCACTGGTGCGAGTGTCAAGCGTTGCAACGTAACGATATTTCTGCGTGATGTCTTGGTTGGCCTCATATACCTGTTGGCTTGCCTCATTTGCCACTTGATTGATGCTGGTGCGCACCAGTGAAATCACCTGATGGTTAGCGGCCTTAGTAACTTGACCGCCCGCAAGGGCGATTTGCCTAACGCTGCCTGCCTGGCCAAATTCAAGCCTGCCAATCAAGCGCTTTGCTACATCTGGTGTGGTTTCACCTGTCAACAGGCCATTACGTACCACCTGCGAAAACTGCTCGGCCTGTGATTCAGCAATACCGCGAAATGCTTTGTTTACCACCTCGCCATTGGGCAATGTGATTGCCGTGCCTTGCGCTGCTGTCAGGCTATAGGTTTGTGGTGAGCCAAAAGCTGCCTTAAATAGATCATCGCTTAGGGTGACCACATTTAATTGAGTTGGATCAGTTGTAACAACAGACTGCGCAAATTGCGGGCTTATCTCAATGGTGTTTACTGCATCACGGGCACCGACTGGTAATACCTTGCGCAATTGCTCGGTTACAAATTCCGATTGCAATTCAGCTAGGCCTTGCAGTTCACTTGCAGTGGTGACCGTGCTATCGCCTGCCCATGTGGCTAGTGAGTCTTTAAGCTGCGCAAGGATGCCACGCAACCGTGCAGCCTTAGCTGGTGCCGTTAAGTCATTTATGACGCGCAGTTGATTTGCAGCATCAATAATGATGTCGTTATATGCGCTGACAATACGCTTGGCAACACTGTTGCTGTAACGGTTTAGGTCGATTGCGTTGCGATATAGCGCCGATAGTGTTGTCATAGGCCAGCATTTGCCGTAGCGTCAATCTCCTGCTGCACGTCGAAGTCATCGCCCAACACTTCGCCATCGGCCAGTTGCTGTAGCAGTGTTTCTTGCGTGATGGTGCCTGCTGTATAGAGCTGGAGCAAACTGCTTACATCTGTAGGATCAAGCCTTGCGCCAAGGAAATCACGATTTATCAGGCAGCTACCGGCCTGTGGTGTGTTGAGATATTGAGCATGAAACTGTAGGCAGTTGTCGATCATATCTTGCATATTCTGCGCAATCACCATCATGGTGCTGTCGCCTTGGCTGCGGTCGATGGTCTTAGCCGCAGCGGTTTCGGCTGATAGCTTCTGGCCTAGCACCGCCGACAGGCCAAGTTCATTGATTTGTGACGCGATTTGCTCCAGCCTGCGGAATTGAAAATCAAAGCTACGGCCTGCTGGCTCGATGTATTCGGCGCGGCCTTCAGCGGGGAAAGCAATTGCTTCGCCGGGGCCTGCTGACACCTCTTCCGCCGCTGATGGGAAGCCGTAGAAGGCCAGCATCGGCACCGCTGAGATATGGAGCTGGTTGTCAAGGTCTGACTGGATTTGATAAGTCTTAAGGTTTAACTCCGCAATATCTTCCAATGGTGGCCTTGATTCCATAAAGCCAACGCGGTTGGCATATGCAATGCTGAATGGGATCTTATCTAAACTTGTGTTGCCTTCATCGACAATCTTCCAACTGCTCTTCTCATCACGCTGATGCAGTTCATATGCGCCAGGTGTTAGCACCCGCACCTGCTCGATTGTCTTCTCGCCGTACTCACCATCAGGCACGACAATTGTTTCTTGTAGCCTTAACTGGATTAGGTCATTGCCTTCAGTGCGCCAGCCTAAGATGTCGCGTGGTGTGTATGTAACCCAGTAGGGGCGGCCAGTGTCTTTGGGCGCATCAACTAAAACGCCGATGTGACCATAACGGACCATTTTACGTGTGGTTTCATACGTCCATACGTTTAGGTCGTTGCCCTGTAGATCTACATCAAATAACTGTTCTTGGATCACGTCTTGCACATCATTCAACCGCACGGGCTTGCGGGTTAGCATCCCGGCCAGCATCCGTTCAAGGCGTTGGTAGTACGGCGGGACCACGCTACGCGCTAGGCGGTTGTCGTAGGACTCATCCTGCTCCCTAGGTTCCTGCGGTAGGTAACGGCGATGCTTGCGCCGCATCCCGTAGGTGCCTTGCATGAGATCCTCGATCAGGATCCAGTGCGGTTGCTGTGAGTACCATGCGCCGTTGGGATCATTGACTGCAGCAACGCGCCTGCTTGCCGTTTGGAAATCATATGCAGACGGCAGGCTATACATTGCAGCGGCTTATGGTGTCAATACAATCTAACTCCTGTGCCACGGCCTGCTCTAGCGTGCAGGGGGTTGAACTCACGCCAGATGAGATAACCGATGGCGTCGTTCATGTGATCATAGCCTTGGTCTTTATCAGGTTCACCGCGTTCGGTATAGCTTTGCAGTTCTAGGCATTCAATAAGCTTTACACATGATGCGGCGATGTGTAAGCGCACCTCGCCTTTGCCGTTTTCCAGTAGCGCCTGCACTGCTGCTACGCGGTCGCGCACCGGTGGGTTGGCCTTGGGTGATTGGTTGGACATGCCGTAGCTCTCAAGGATGGCAATATCGGTTTGGGTTGCATTGGTGCTGCGGTTGCCGCCACTGGCATCTGGGTACACATAAAGGCGATGGTCTGGGTAACGGCTTTTGATGGCGGCTGCTAATGCGTCAGTGTCATGGGCGCCGCTGATCTCATCAAATACTTGTAGTGTTTTGCCATTGCGGTATGCGATCACTGCCGACATGTTGCCAACGTTGAAGTCAACGCCGATGCGCAACGGCTCACGGCTATCAGGTGCAGTGATGTCAGCCACATGCTTGGCACGATCAAAGCGGTCATACACCTGGCCGGTGGTTAGGTTTACAAACTCGCCATCTAGGTAAGCCTTAAGCAGTTGCGGGTCATAGTTGGCCTGCATCCGCTCAATAAAATCAGGCGGTAGGTGCGGGTTATCAGCGGTGCGCATTCGGATCAGCTTGCGATCCTCGCGGCCTTTACTGTCTTCACTGGCGAATGTTTGCCACATCCATCTAAAGCCTTCTGGTGTGGATGCCGCCGCAAACTGCCGCACATTGCCAGCACGTAAGCGGCCAAGGATCTTGGGGAATGCCTTATTAGCGATGCTGGGCGCTACGGTGTCGATCTCATCGGCCAGTATCCATGCGCCGTTAATACCAATGATGCGGGTCCAATTCTCAAAGCTACGGCATAGGATTTTGGTATCACCACCTGGCAAATGGAGATTGTATTCAGGTAATGGTGATGCCCTAAATGTGTATGGGATGTCGTAGGTCTCTAAAAAGTCATCGAAGTCGTTCTGCCAAATGTCCCGGATTAGCGGACCCGTGGGCTCCATTACCACACCAATAAAGCCTTGATTTGCCGTAGCAAGATGCACAGCTTTGGCGCATAGCGCTCTGGTCTTGCCTGCGCCGTAGCCAGCAGACACGCCAAGGATGCTGGTGGTTTGATCATCAACAAATGCAAGCTGGCCTGGATGTAGATCAGCGCGGATGCGTTCTAACGTTGCTGCGGTGTCTTCCTGTGTTGTTGGCTGCATGAACGCCAGCAACCTGCCGGGCTCGCAAATGCCAGCCAAAAGTGTCATGTCATTGGAAACTGCAATAGCTTGGCTTGGTCCTCTAAGGCTTTAATTGCAATACCTAAGTTGCCTTTTTCGCGTGCTTCGCGTTCGTAATCTTGAAGACGTGCAATAGCAGCAGTCAACCATTGCGGGCGTTCAAGTTCAGCATCAAGCGCCATTAATTGACGCGCACGCGCCATGTAATGTTCAGTTTGACGATCACCTACGCCCCAAGATTCCGAAGCAAATCGAATAATTTGAGTTCTACTATGTGCACGCAAAAGTAGATCGTAGACGGCATTTACCCGCTGATCTGCTTCTGTGTTTGTGCACTTTTTGGCCATTAGCTTCTGACTTGAACAGGCATTATGAGGTAAGTATGGCTACTTATGCCGTCAGGCGTCAAGGTGACGGGTGCGGTTGCGGTGTTGGCGGATAGGGTAACCGACTTAGCGCCCATGGTTTTCAAGCCGTCGATTAGGTAATGAACGTTGATGGCAAGATCGGGTAAGGTGCCAGTGGTCACAAGGGATTCGGCGCCGCTGTTGGCATCGGCTTCGGCTGTGATTTCAAGAATTTTGGTTGCGGTTGATAATTTAACAATTGAATTATGATTAACGGCAATTAAGGCCACGCGCTCTAAGGCGTGCAGCAGTTGCAGACGATCAACGGTTAGAGCATGTGCAAATTCTGCAGGCACCAACTGCCGG